TGACAATCCCCGCATAGTTGATCTTTCCACTGTTGTAGCTCCTGATATTCTTGGAGCTGATGTTGGCTCTAGCAGCGAGCATGGATTGTCCACCCTTACCACCATGATGAATGTCATAGTCAATGATCCATTCATCGACGTATGGCATGAAGTAGCGAGTGTGAACGTACAATCCCTGTCCACTCCCTGTGCGGGTTTCAAACGAAGGCGTGTCGTACATCAGTTTCCTTAGCCTATCGCGCTCAGAAGCCAAAAGTTTCCTTCTGTCTTTTAGCGGCGTAAGCTTTCGATCAATGTCAGTGATTTCCTCCACGATGCCACGAAGCTTGCTAGCCAGTTGAGATACGAAAACCGACTGTTTATCCTCTGCTATCTGACGTGGGCTAGCCGACTGAGACATTGAGCGCCTCTTCTATTCTAGCATATAGATCCTCGATCGTGCTGCTATTTGGTACAGTCACGTCCGTACCAAAGTCTAGGGTTTCGGAACTGTGCGGATCGAAGGACGACCTGTTGGTGATACGATTGATAAACCAGATAGAACCACCGAAGTCCTTGACACGCTTGGCCTCATTGCTAAATCTTACGTCAGTCACAACGATGTTACGTCCTGCGTAGTACCCATTACTAGGTAGAGTATACTCAAGCCAGAAATCCTTACCGAACACATCACGATGCGCCTCAGTACCATACCGCTGTAGAAGCTCACGGAATGTTTGGCTGCTGTAACGCCAGGTATCACCATCATTGGTACATGCTTCGATGGATACCATAATTTCAGAATCGTTCTTGTACTTGTCGATATCTGTGAAAGGAATGTTGAACATGGCGGCGATTGATTGCTTCATGGGATCGGCAAACGCCTTACGCTCGAAACCATGCTGCTTCACCAGATACGCTGCCACAGTATCCTTACCACTACCCTTGAATCCTGCGAGTCCTACGATCATTCTTCTCTCTCCTTAGTCCCACGGAACTCACGTCCGTCCAATGAGTGATGTATGACTTGCTTCCCACCATTCTCGACGTAAATGATATCAGGGCCACAGACACACTCGTCCGAGTTCGTGTCGTGCTCTATGATATCATTTATGGGAATGGTATGAACTGTGCTCATGTGATCCAGTAGGCGAACCCACGACCCCTACGTTCACCACGTATGAGTCCACGCTCTTCAAGAGTTTGAAGAACGATAGTCGCGTCCTGTGCCAACAGACGATGCTGATTCATGATGTTACTTCTCAGCGCACCAGGATGCTCAGCAATGAACTGAACAATCTTCTCAAGCTTCTTCTCGTTCTTACCCTTGCCGGCATTCATAACCATCTCGATTGAGCTTTCTGCCCAACGTTGAGTATATGATGCGGCATTGACTAGATCGAAATCCTCGATTACTATGTTACCTCGCTCGTCAGGCTTCTGACGTATAGCAGCGAATATAATAGCGATCTTCAACAGACTACGACTAAGCCTCTCCATCGTGGGAAGCGCCAGATCCGCAGCTATCGAGTCTTTCCCGGCGCGTAACATTCTGCTGTCAAACAGAGAATTCAACTTCCATGCATCTTCTGTCATCTTTGCGACATAACGTGGAGGCATGGATATTGACTGACCACCGATCTTCTGCTTCACATCGGTAGCATAAGCCTCGTAGATATCTGCGATCGTGTCGAGGATTGATTGGCGCTTGGTAGTATCCTCTGTTGTGGGTGGGCCGAGCGGTCGTAGATCGTCGAGTTCTGCATGACCTGAGACAATAATGAATCGTGGCAGGAATCCCGAATCAATGAATGACTCGTCAACCGATCCGAAGATCCGGTTAGGAATACCCCCGCACAGGAATACGAATGCTGGTGACTCAATGATGATCGTCTCTTTACGCAAAAGACGCTTTATTATCGGAGGCACGTTATACAGCTCAGTGAAGGTTTCCTGCAAAGCTGCAAGATACTCCTTCTTCGTCATGCTCTCGAACAGTCCAGATACCTCATCCCTGTAATACATGCTGGCTCTGTTGGGACGATCGGCAAGCGCACCAAGCAATCCCTCTGCCGTACCATCAGTAGCCACGATCAGGTCAGGATCAATCTTCATCAGAAAATCAACAGCCAAACCCATAGCTGTAGTCTTACGGGTAATGGTGGATTCACCGAGAATCATGCCCCAAATGTTGGGGGCGATTGAACCTGCTGTAGTCTCAAGTCTCACACTAGACGAGACAATCGCTGACAGAACTGTGAGCATACTGATGTTGTGAAAATCCGGTATTGCATCAGTCGCCTCAGTTGCCCACTCTCTGTAAATATCTAGGAATGTCTCAGTAAGTCTCGGATCATCCTCATCCACCAACTGTGGTATTTCTATGAGGTTTGCTCCAACAACAACATTCTGATATTCCTTAGCGGCTTTGAGTACGTCGCGCCATAGGTGTCCTAGTGGTCTACCGTCGCGGGCGTACTTATTGCACTTGGCATCGAGAGCTACAGCGAATGTCTCTTCCTCACTCATCCCCACTTTCAGGGATACGTGCAACAATCTCCAAAGGATTGCAGACCAGTCAGCACCCTCTTCTGGATCTTGTGTGAAGAGTGCGAGAAACTGTGTCTTTGCTAGAAGCTCACCGTACTTGTAGATGATCTGCTCTGACTCAAGTATCTCGTCGATGTCAGGCATGTTCTCTTCATGAGATTCCCGTTGCAATCCTACATCGGCTTCTAGGATTTCAAAGATAGCTGGCTCTGCTGTGATTTCTGAGAGCCGCTGTAGTTCAACCTGCACAGGGGTATTGTACTTCCAGTTGACAGTCAACGGGACACGCAATAGCTGTCCCAAATCCCAGCCCGACTTATCCGCGCCAAGATGATACGCTAGGCGACGTGAGTAGTCCTCTGCCTGGAATGGAGACAGCTTAGTAGTCATACGCCATATACCCTGCCACCTACCAGGACTAGAACGCAGCACAATAGGCGGTGGGTAATCACCAATGGCGTCTGGATTTACAGCATCAAGGTCAGCCCACAAAAGATCGGTAGGTTGACAGTTCTCCTTCTTGCGTTCCCGCTTAGTCAGGAGATTGATGCAAAAGTATACGTTGTCCCTGCGCTCAACCCTGAGAATGAAGTTCTCTACACGCTTACATTCTCTAGGCCATTCCCAATACTGTTGCGCGAATGTAGCCTTGGGAGCGCGAGGGTCAGTTGTGGCGGTACAGAGTATACCCTCTGTATCACCAAACAGTGTCTCAAAGAATCTTAGTCTCTGTTCACTTTTCGCGGCTTTCGTTGTCTCTGTCATATCTCCCGTTTACAAAATAAGTGAGGGGCACCTGGACTCGTCAAAGGACAGGTGCCCCTCACATTTGTGGAGCTACAGCAACCCGGTGCTTGCGCCACCTACCAAACTACCGGCAGGCTTGACTCCCTTCACAGGATTGTTGAACTCCCCGTCGATGATGTCTCCATCGCGTGTGCGCTTTGCCTCTCTCCCAAGAACAACGACACACGGCCTACCCTTGTAATCCTCGAAATCAGGATTGAAGTCCTTGGCACGTACAGCCTCTTCGGTATCACCAAGTGCTACGAAGAAGCGTGCAATCATGCCCTTCATCTTCGCAGCCTTCTCCTTATCGTGATCCTTCGGAGGCACCACGAACTGCGTCCACGCATGACGACCGCCGCCATCCTCATCGGTGAGCTTGAACTCCACCTTAATCATAGGAGTACCAACAGGCGTCCTACCACCGGGATTTTTCACAGCATCCCAAGTGATGTCAAACACTTCTGCGTTGTAACGACCAGGATCGAGTGCTTCAAAGCCACCCATATCCGCATCGCTGAGATTCAGCAGACTGTCATTAGCCATACTCTTTCACTCCTTTGTTCTGTTGGTTTGATCGCTAGACTTGTCTAGCTACGCCGCTGCCTTTTTAGTGACAGCGGGGGGATGGATCATATTCCACATGAGCGGAATACTTGGATCGTCGATGAACTCACCAAGCGAATCAGTCCTGTCTTTCGCTTGTACTCTGCGAGTCCCTTGGAACTGCAACCGACGTACCACTTCTCCTGTGCTGTTGTCGTTGTAGTAGTACCCAACGATATCACAGAAGCCAGGTACTTCGCTTGCCAACTTCCCCGAGAATCCAGGGAAGTATTTGGTAGGCTGTCCTTCTTCCTGCCTACTAGCCATACCAGCCACGAAGATCACGTGACATGGAAGATCACGGAACGCACGTACTAGCTTCCTGATGTGAGAGCGATTGATACCGTACTCTCTAGGGGACGGTACATCAACGTCCACCTTATCAGGATTCCTTGAATACGCGGCTCGCATGATGTACCGCATATCCACATCAGCCAGTTCATCCAGCCTGTCGATCACTACAGTCTTGTAGTGCTCAACCCTACTGATTCCCTTGCTGTCCTTTGTGATGGACGCAAAGAGCTTCTCGTAAATCTGATTGATGCCTGGTGTTTCAGGGTTAGGATCATCAATCTGACGTACAGCTTTCACGTCCAAGTCTTGACGATTACGCAACGTCGTCACGCCACCGTCTACGTCCAAGTACAGCACAGGAGCAGTTTCAGGATGATCCATCGCCGTCCCACACAAATGGGTCTTACCCACACCTGGGTCACCATACAGAAGCATGTTGATCCAGTCAACCACTTGTGAGGGTGGCCTCGGTTGAAGGCTGTCTCTGAGTGTCGTAACACTAGAGGTAGCTGTCGTCGTCATCTTCACCGCTTTCGTCTTTACCGTTGATGATAACTAGCGAGGTGCCGTCCAGCTGGGTCAGCGGCCTCACGTCAGGAGGAACTGACTGGTTAGACACCTCGCTAGTCTGTGTTGCCCCATTAGCACCGTATTGTAGTCGATGCACCAGGGCATAAACTATGTGAACGGAACAAAGCGGTTGACCCAAGAACAGATAATACGACGGCGCACCACAACCGAATGATGTGCAGCCCATCGTACTACTCTGCTCTGTACCTGGAACACTCTTCACGTAATCATTGGGGATAAGCTTGGGGTATTGCGTCTTTACACGAATCCCCATATAACCTTTGCGCGATCCCTTTTTACCGCCGTTACCCTGTGCGGGTTTTTTATCAGCGGGGGCGCGCTTTTTAGACTCTGTTAGCCGTCTGATTGTTTCTGCGTCAAGTGGCAATACCTATCTCCCGTTATTACTTCGTGGTTTTGATTCGGAACTCTCGCGCCACACACTGAACAGCGCCAGTATCTCACTCTGCCGATACGCCACGGCATCCACCACTGTCTAACAGCAAAAGTGTGATCGCCATGACACAAAATCGGTACTATCATGTTTTCCGTTACAGAGCAAGGTAACCTAACCGGCTCATAATCCCGGCATCTTGTTTAGTTCGATATCCACTAACACGGCTGTCAGTGAGCCGTCCACCTCAGGTCTGCGCTTGGATGCAGGAGAGTTCCTTTCATCTCCGCTACTCACCCGGCTCGCCTGAGAGCCTTGTCCTGGTTCCGATGGTTTCAGGTGCTTTGTGGACGGCTCGCTCACAGCCGTTTACACCAGTTCTGATCCGCTAACCGCATAATCATCTATCCCGTGTTCTAGTGAAGTTGTCATTGATTAGCTGCTCCCAATCCCCACCATCGTCTTTCGCAAGACACGGTGCGCGGAACTGACAGCCCATGCACTTGTAGTCATTGGTCATGTTGCGGTAGATTCTCACGTCCGGTGCAAGCATATCCATTGCCTGCTGATACATGAGATATCCTGCTGCCTGCAACTGATGTCTGTTGCGGCGCACCTGCTTCCGTACAATGAACTGATCCGCACCTAGCTCTTGCAACCAATCAACGTAGTTCTGATGCTTCTCCGACAGTTCTTCGTAGAGGACTGGTGGTTGTTGTTCCTGCATCCACGCTGTAAGCATATCGTAGGTACAGGATTCCTCTTTACGATCGACACTGAAGAGTCCACCGCGTACCACTGTCGGGGGTTTCGGGAACGCTTTACGGAGCACGTTGTAGATGCACTCTTCCATTTGTTCACCGGCGTATGGCAGGTCATAATACTTAGCCTCCACTTCTGCCGCGTATAGGTAGGAAGTTACTTGTTCGTCGGTATCGAGTTTTTCAAAGAAATCTTCGTCGATCCTACTTGAAGTCTTATGGTCGATGACTCCAAGTTTGCCATTGGGCTTAGACCAAATGGCGTCCATTCTACCACGGTTATGAACCTCCAACTTCTTACCGTAGTTGGGTGAATGCTCGCGTAGATCGGTAGCCTTGAGAATACAATCGTTCTCAAAGTCCCAGATCGGGATTGAGAAGTCATGCTCAACGACCAGTACCTCGAAAGCATCGTTGGCCTCCGCGTACTCCTTATAGAATGTCATCATCTGAACGCCTAACTCACGAAGTCCATCATAGATGTCTCCGTCTGCGTCAGGAAGGATATCCTCAAGCCCTCGTACAACGTACACAGGCTCTACGTCGAGAACCCAATTACCTTTCTGACGTAGTTCCTTACGAGGATTCAGGTCATACACACGGTCTAACCATTCTTCTGTGACGGTGCCTCCACGCCATTGAATGTCAAACCATGTACTCCACGCTTCGACAGGATCACGCCTAATGGCTTGACCCGGAGCGTAGTATTGTTCTAGTGCCCAATGGATGCCAGTACCGAACCAAAGGTCAGTATTGACACCATGTATGTCAGCCCTGAGACTGAGGTTATTACGTGCAGGCGAACTCCAATCCCAAAACCTTCTGCATCTCAAGAAACTTCCACGGTCTGAGTTATGCAGAGGTACAATATCGTACTTGCTAGGAATCTCGGGCGGTACCCACAATGCGCGAGAAGTTTGTGTTGGCGAACTCACCAAACATCTCCCTTGCAGCATTGTCGTAAGCTAGTGCAGCCTCTTTCTCATCATGGAATGTACCTAGATGGATACACTTTCCGTCTGGTTGTATCCTCGCTACCCATGCACCACGAAAGCGACAGACTCCCTTGTATATAGAAGATTTTGGTCTGCTAGTCTTTCTAGCATTCGCTGTCTGCTGGCTTCTTGTGGCTTCTCTGAGATTGGCCTTCCTGTTATCAAGCCCGTTCCCGTTCTTATGATCTATCTCATGGGTATGAGGGCCGTAAACAAGTTGATGCATGTAGACGCCTATCTCTCCACATTTGGCATACCAAAGATGACGCTTCTGTATAGCGTGCCAGTTGAATCGTGATAGACGTGCGAAATCCTCCGAATCCACGAGAGCTGCCAGCCCTTGTGTCAGGGGGATTTCCGTATAATCTAAGGTCACTTGTGACCCTTCCCGTTTGTGTTATTTACGACGGACGCGCTATTTTACAGCGGCTCGTCGGGGGGCAAGCCTGCATCCTAGCAGACTCACCCCCCAATGTCAAGTTATTGTTACCTTTGGGAACCTCTGTTCGTGCTGAGGAAGTGCCAGAGGCGGGCTAAACGATCTTCCCTCTCAGGATGATTCCCTCTTCACGTGCATGACGTTTGCAGTACGCGAGTTGATTCGCGTACACACGGACGGGCTTCTTACAACCCTCAAACGAACACGTCGCAGATGTGATGTGAACAGCCTCACGTGCTTGTCTCTGTTGTCTACGAATCTCAAGTCGCAGGAGTCTGTTCAGATCGTTCTTCAAGCTAACCTCTTCGTGGTAGATGCGAGCGAAGAGTGTGAAGAAAGTCTTGAACTGCTTTTCAAGCTCAACTAGCTCACCCGAAAAATCGTTCCTTCTTATTAGCCTGTCTGCCTCAGATGTTAGGGCAGCTACCTTCGGGGCTATCTCGATGATCTTCTCCACTGTCAAGTCCATAGTGAGAACATCAACTTCATCGAGAATCGCCACAAGCCGTTTTAGATCGGCTAGCTCCTGTTCCTTCTTTGTCAGCAACTCCCGTTTACTGGTCACTGTCTTTGTCCCACGTAAGATCACCGAATGGCCCTTTAGCATCTTCGGGCCAGTGAGAGATATGCTCAAGTCCTGGTAGTCCAATCTCTGTTTCAGGTTGGATTTCCATGACGAACATCTCAAACTCTATTTTGGGATCAGTCAGAAACAGAAAGTCATGGATTTCTCCAGCTTTCTTTAGAGCCTCATCCTTCGTAAGACTACGAAAGACAAACTCTATCTCGTAATCGTTCTTCATCAGTCTCCCGTTTCGTTTTCGTCGTCTGGCATGGGATACAGGACAGACAGAGCTTCCTCGTATTCTGCGTCAAAAGCGTATGAGGCTTGCTCTGCTGTCGGGCCTCCACCAGCTAGAGCGATTGCGATAATCTCTCTAGCCTCTTCTTTACTCATCGGCATTTGTGGTCACCGTGATAGCTGCGACGTTTACGATGGTCATGTGCTGAATCAAGAGTTCCACGTTGTCGATAAAGAAGTGTCTGATGTTCTGTCCTGCATATCGCTCTTGCAGGAACTCGTCGTAGGTGAGTGGGAACCCTATCGACAATCCCATTTCCTCCGCTTGCTTGTTGATGCGGTAAGCCTCGGCATGAGAGTGACACACTATGTATGACACTTCATGCCGAGACTCCGCTACTGCGCACAACCCGATAAGCTGTGATGTGCGGCCTGTCTGTCTGCTGCTAGCTATCACTTGCATCGTTACCACCGTTCTCTTCTATGTCAACAGCAGCCACATCATCCTCGGTGTCATTGTCGCTGCCGCTGTTACCGAAGATGGACTTGAACCATCCGTGCTTCTGATTCACGGTATCCAAGACGCGATAGTCTACCGTGTCTCTTGCGCGAATGTAGATGAGCTGGACAGCGCCAGTCTGACCCGGACGATAGATACGACCGATAGCCTGCTTGTTCTTTGCAGGACTCCATGACTGGTCGATGAAGATTGCCCTGTGCGCTGTACTCAGGTTGATTGACTCAGCACCCAGGTCGAGAGTTGACAGAAAGACCTGATGTTGCTTCGTAGGCCAAGTCTCATGCCAATACTCGAAACGTTGCTTATCACCCATCTCTGCCTTGAGATGCAGAAACGGAATCTTCGCCTTAGTTAGACGAGCAGCCAACATATCGAGCGGCTCCTTGAAGTTACAGAACACGACGATCTGATCCTTACGCTCGTCGTCCCACTCAAGACCCTCGATAACCTCCATTGCTGCATCAAGTTTGGAACTAGGCTCAGTCAACTGAACCTTGATTTCACGCCTTTCCATCTTCTCGTTCCACTCGTCACTCTTGACAAGCGGCGTGGCATCACTGATCTGACGCAGACGATTGAGCATCGACAGGATTGTCGGGCTATGCAGCGGAACACCCGCTTGATCCAAAGCCCACAGTTCATCCTGAATACCCTGATACATCTTACGCTGCACAGGACTCAGATCCACACCAATCACAGTCTCGATAGGCTCTGTGATATCAGGGAAGCACTCGATCATCGTGCGTCTTACGCCGACGCTCCTGACCAGTTGCTTGAACTCTTCCTCTGCCTCAGGCTTGATACCTGTGATCTTACGGTATCCACCAACGTCGTCCTCTTCACAGAAGTGCTCACGAAACTTCCAGTACCCTGTGCTGTTGACCATGTTGGCATGTGGACTCTCACGCTTCCCACTAAACAAGAAGTCAAGCAGCGACCAAATCTCTGCCGGGTTATTCACGAAACCTGTCCCGGTCATGATGTGCTTGTAGTTAGCCTTGATCTTCTTGATGTTGCGAGTCCACTGTGCGTCGTAGTTCTTGAGCCTGTGTGCCTCATCACAGATGACAAGATCCCAATGCTTCGTGAGAAGCTCAGCGTTACGAGGGATCACCATATCAATCGTGCCATCAGGCAGAAGCTTCGGACGCTCAACCTCTTTGCCATTCGTGAGCGTGACCTTCATCTTCTTCTGCTGCGGAATGCACGACCTGTTGGTGAAACAGTGGTAGTGCGCGAGTACAACAACCGGCCTCATATCGAGCGGCGTGGGAAGATTCACGTTCCACGGTGTCACTCGATCCTTGATAACCAGTGAAGTCTTTTTGGCATCGACGTTGTACACGTCCCACTCAGGCAGGACTTCCCACAGACTCTCAAGATATGGCCCTTTGCCAGTCTTGGTAGTGATGATGAGAACCCTGGGATTAGGGATATGCTTCGTCTTTAGCTCAAGCAGCCACTCTGCTGTGCTGGTCTTGAAACTACCCATCTCCGACCAGTTAGCAGAACCGTTAGAAAGCTCAGACATATACGCAAGATCCTGCTTCTGGAAATCACGAATCTGAAACTTACCTGACGGCTTAGGCTTGAGCAACGGCTTGCGTTGCTTCACTTCAGTCACTATCCGACCCCTTCCTAGTCATTCATTCTCCCGTTGTGATTCACAAACCACGCGAGTTCATCCATGTTCGCGTTGAAGATCGTATCGACAAACTCGTGTACTTCGTCTAGTGACATGCCGTTGTCGAAGAGTTTGTGAACGATAGTCGCACACTCAGTCAACTCTTCTGTCAGAACCTTCGGCTCGTCAAAGTCTTGCGGAGTTAGTTCGTCGTCCACTATTCCTCTCCCGTTAGTTCGCGTAGCACTATTGCTAACGCTTCGGCCTTGCTGATCCTACGTTCCGAGTACAGATACACGTACCGGCGTGCGTAACGACGGCACAGGGAGTGGCGACGACAGAAGATCGCAAAACGCCGTGACCTTCTTATCGGTTCGCCACAAACTATACACTTAGGTATGTCAAACGGATGGTGTACGACAACATCAGCAGCCGCATTACCGGCGCTTAGTGTAGTACAGTCAATACACCAACCTGTGACTTCATTCAATCCCTTTGCGTCAGTGAAGTTGCCGCAACTAGGGCATACGCAATCTTCACTCGATGTTTCAGTGGGAAAGTGCGGTAGTGGGGAAGAACTCATATCTGGCGCAAGTCAGATACGAGCCACTTCCCCACTACACCGCGTTCGTGCCAGAGGCGCGGTTCGCTGGGTAAACGGGAGTAAACCCCACGACGCTGCCGGACTTCACTGTACCATAGTTCGGCGCGTTTGTCAACCCTGCTAGGTGCCACGTCCACTTGAAGTGTGAACCATCGGTAAGCTCGACAGCCACATAACCCTTGTCGAACAGGGCGAAGATGTAATCCTCGCCCCACGTTGCAATCTCACGACTGATGAACTCTTCCCTAGTCATTGCAACCCCTCCTTGTAACTGAAACAAAAGAGTATCCCTACCTCGCACCAGCTACTTACGCGCTTTCACTGGATTGAACCACCCTTCCCAACCATCACATCAACATCTTATCAGATGTCCTCGGGATACTCAAGACAAGCACTAGACTTGTTGAACTAGCGAATGTTGTTGCGATCCGGTGAAGGGTGGCAACTGTCTCCGCTAGTTCAACAAGCCTACCCACGTTTGCACGTGAGTAGGCTTGTCTCTCTCCTAAGCTTGTGCGATGTTACGCAACAGCCTCGGCAAGCTCGGCCTCGATACCAGCGACGACCTTGTTGATGAGATACACGTTCTCACCATCAACGATGACGTCGATCTGATCCGAACCCTCAGGAGCACCCTTGCGATCCTTGGAGTTCTCGAAACCCTGCTTGAGCGTCTGAGCCTTCTTGTCGGCCAGCTCAGCCCACTGTTCCTTCACAGACACGCCGTTGTCACCAGACTCGATGAACTCGACGAGCAGCGAATCGTACAGACCCTTGGTGCGGCGCTTCGCATAGATGGCACGCACTTCGTCGGGGGAAAGCGGCATTTTCATTCTCCTTGTGTTTGTGTCTTGTGACACGGTTTCCACTTCAACAGGCGTTTCAGTGGTTGTTGCGGTCTTGCGCGGTCTTGCCATTTGTCTCTCCTTCTTGGTTAGCCACTCTCTCTTCTAGCTTGACTAACCGTGATTCGTGGTTTCGTATTGCCTCTACCACGTTGAGGCGGTTCTCGTCGGCGGGTGAAAGACTGTCCCGCCACGCCTCAAGCTTCTGTATCCTCTGTGCTTCTGAGGACACTGTACCACGTGCCCGCACCGATGTCAACCCCTCGGACGTAAATATTTCCTCAGAGGGCGGGTGACGTAGAGCTACTACGGATGGGTTACCAACCGCACCACGCTCTAGCATTACCACACATGGATCAATGCCATCGAACAGGATGGCACGAATCTTAGCGTAGTAGGTTGCCGGTATATTCAACTCTCTGTGTAGTAGCGTCAGTCTCGTTTCTACGACTTCACACTCAAACTCAGCGTCGTATTTTCCCAACGAAACGAGCCTGTCGTACAACGTGCGGGTATGACGCTCTAGCGCAGTAGCCATTAGATTGCTAGGCTCTCTTGTTCCACACGCTTGACTAGCCAGTTGGTTGTGAAGCAGTACCGACACATCTTGACTGTGCCGTGTTCCTCAGTTATGACTTCTGCGACGACTTGCACAGGCTCGTATCCTTCTACCTCACGGTACTTACCATGAGGATCGTCACACTTCTCGTTAGCACAGAACTCTTTATCCGAAGGATCAGTGTGCTCTAGTGCGAACCATGCCTTGTACGATCTATCAGTAAAATCGACAGCCTTCTTGCGACCACCCCCGCCTGTGCGGGGGGTGGCCTTCTTTTCGAGAAGTGCTCTGATCTTTGAAGGATCAAGCGGCATCTGTTTCACCCACTTGGATCAGTCTATTGGCTTCATTGCCAATGATTCCGTTTACAAACTGTTCAAGTGTTAGATCAGTTTTGAAAGTTTCCTCTGCGAGTGCAAACCACTGTTCTTCACTCAGTTCAACTCTCATCACTTTTCTGTTTCCTGGTTGATACAACGGAACCGTTGGCATGTTACCTGCTAGGCGGAAAGCCTAGACCAGTATGGCTAGCTGATGCTTGCGCCGCAGCTACAGGATCAGCAACAGGAAGTGCGGTAGGCGTGACAACTGCACCAACAGGGGGAGCATCCTGACGCGCCGGTACCACCTGATAGCTCTCAGTGATGCGCTCCTGAATCAGCTTCACAGCATCCTCAAGTGCGCTACCAAGGATAGCAGCGTTAGGAATCTCCTTACCGTCGATCGTCATACCAAGCTCCATGTTCACCTTGGTATACTTGTCACGTGTCTGCACCTCAGATGTGTGTCTGAGTCCAAGCTTTGCCATTAGTCAACCTCCTTCTTTGCGGCAGGATTGATTTCGACACCAACGTTAGCTGTCGTATCATCCTTGCTCGTTTCGATCTTGATGAAGATAACGTCCATCTCTGCGTTATACTTCACCGTTCCCGTTTTGTCACCACGTTGTACGCTGACAGTGATAGACGGATTGACAGCGACAGCGTTGTACGCTGCCTCCAACTCCATCCAGAAAGATTCAGGCATTACTAGACACCCAACCAGGAGCAAGTACCTTCTCCACTGTGAACCATCCACAGGGTGTGGTACTACCGTCCTTCTTGACCCATGCCTTCGTGACCTTCGTACCATCACGATCCACACCAGGCTCGTACTCGATGGTGTACGTGTTACCATCCCGAAGCTTCATCTTCGGAGCACGTGCTTTGAAAGCCTGCTGCCACGTGATCCTGTCAAGCGGGTTAGTCCAGTTGAACGGCTGTGGCTTGTTGTCCTGTATCTGTGCCGCCTTTGTATCCACTCGCGCCTCCCGTTGTTTGTGTAAGTCATTTCGCATTTCTAGCTGCGAAACTACATCGTCATAGTCCACTAGGCAACCTCACCCTGCTGTACTACCTCCCACAGTTGACCGAATGGAAACTTCTCTACATTAGGTGAACAGGCATCGAGAAACCTCACAGGATCAAAGTCCTCGTTATCCGCTTGAAGCCTGACAGCGACACTAACAGCGAAGTTCACCAGAGTCACACCAGCAACCATCAGGTTCATCCTGACATCAGCGAAGTCCACGTCTTTCAGATCCTCGCTGACGTAGGGCTGTATGTTCTCGCGGAACTGCTTTGCGAGAATGTTGTAATGGGCACGGTGAAAAAGTCTGCGATTGTAGTCGGCTTCTCTCATTTACTTCCTCCCGTTGACGATACGATTGATGGTTGCTATACCAACACCGTATCTATTTGCTAGTCGTTGTTGAGAAATACCGCCACCCGAGTATTCCAGATCAATGGCAAAGCATTCCTCTTTCGTAAGTTTGCGATGAGCCTTGCGATGATTTTTCGTGGTTAGCCACTCAAGATTCTCCACACTGTTGTTCGATCTGTTCTCGTCTTTATGATGTCCCTCATATCCATCAAGCTTTGGCCCAATGAAAGCTTCCAACACCAGTATATGAACTGCAACCTGGCGGTGTACTCCTGGCCTCGGTACGAGACTTACTTTGTAGTACCTCCCATGAGGGAATGCGACGAGCAAACCGTTAGCTGAACGAACCTGACCCGTTGAAGAAACTTCATAGTCAGGATAGTCCTCTACGGTTTTCCAAACTTCATTCACTTGCGTTGCCCTTCAGTTGTTCTAGCACGCGCCTCTGTGCTAGCTGTTGTTTACGACGCTCAGCGCGACTCTTACCCTGTGCGGGGTTTAGAGTATCAGGGTGGTGCGGCATACGTCGGATAACTAGGTCGTCCAACGTTACCATCACTTCTTGATCTGCGATCTTGTAGTAGGGCGCTGTTGGGACTTTCACTCTTACCCTAGCTGCCACTACCATCGTGCTGTAGTCACTGTTGGTGCTGACTAGCCTGACACGTGTGCCACCGGACAGGCTACCCTTGGTGCGCGTGAGAAACAGGCGAGCCTCTTTACTAGCGATGTCCACGTGGTATGGATCACTCATCAAAATCGCTTGTGTCCTCGACACGTGTTAGCCCCCTTCTGTAAGCTTCTCGACGACGTTGTGACGTGTCACGACTAATGATTGCCATGAACACGATCAACCCTGTGAAAGCGAACGTGATACCAAGCAACAGCGTTACCCATTGCCAAGTCATCTACCCTCCTGATCGTTGTCGATTATGGCTTGACCTTGACGATACCAGTTTCGGTAGCGTTTACAACAGCACTCGCGCCAATGAGGAACCACTCGACATCATTGGTAGTCATAGCGCGTGTGCCATAACCGCAAGGTGTGAACGTCCACCGTAGACCTGGCATCTGACCTTGAACCATCAGATCATCTTGAATGATGCCAAGTGCAGTAAGAGCCTTGAGTCTCGCGTAGATCCGTTCCTTACGCTTCCGCTGGCTCATCATCTTCCATCACCGCAAGATCATCCTCGGTCAGCAAAGACTCGACAGTTACCGGGGACTTGTCGTAGAAAATCTCCGACGTTGAGTAAGACTCGTCGGCTGTGTAACCCCAGCGAGCTAGATCCTCCGTGATAATCTGGAAAACCTCACGAAGCTTGAGAAGATACTGACGCGAATCCTCATTGTCAGCATCGTCAACAGTGACCCGGTAGATAAGCGTCTGCTTAGGCACGTTACTTGACCGTTACCTTTCCATCACGCACGACGATGTTGCCGTAGAACGAGCGCTTGGTGTAAGGATCAGGCCCGACGAATGTATACGTACCATTCGGAGCATCGGAAACCGGCCCGGAATACTCGTTGCCAAACATACTAGTGGCTTCAAGCTGAACCGAGCTAGGATCGACAGTCACAGCCTCTTTGATTTCCTTCTTGCTCTTGGGCCGCTTGAACTTGACGTAGATGCCTTGCATTTCTGTGTTACCTCCCGTTTAGTTGCGTGACAGTTTGTAGATTTCGACTTTGGTGTGACACTCGGGACACTTGCTACCAAAGTTGCGCCGCTTCATGCGATAGCGGGTGACTGACCAGCCACACTCAGGACACCTGATTTCGTAGTTAGGCTTGGCTGTCGAGACACCATTACTACACGTGCTGCTAGGATTGGCACCAAGCTCGACAGCCTTACGACGCCACGTGTAATCGTGGCCGTGATCTGCACCGACCAGCGCATGAGCTATCTCATGCAGCACAGTATCGGTAATCACATCGTCAGGCGACTTGTAGATGTAGTGCTGACTGAGCGTGATGAGCTTCTTAGGCTCGTGATAACACATGCCCAAGAAGGTCTTGTGATTGCTGAACTGAAACCTCCAGCCCTCGTCAATCAGCCCGTACTCAGTCATAAGCGTGATTGCCTCGTTCCTAGCGGCAATCAGCTTTTGCACGTAGGGACTGTTACTCTGTGGACTAGCTGTAGACATTGTGCCCACAACCAATCTGTCCACAGTCCCTACAGAACTCTTCATCATCGAGCGGCGTTAGATCAGTGACGTCAAACGTCCAGTCTACATCGTCACCAATCATGTGAGCCACGACACGCGACTCGTCCTCTTCTTCATCCCAATCGTCCCACCCTGTATACTCTCCATCTTCATCGTACACAGGATGAGCGATCTGCTCTTTCACGTGGCTAGTAACACGCCACGCTACTCCACCATGACCCGCTGCTTTATAAGCAGGCTCGAAGTCAAAAGGTGTTGACATTTGTTACCTCCCGTTTGAAAGCCCCCGCTAGTGAGTTAGTGGGCGAATGGCTGGACTATCAGACCTGCTTACACATGCTCTGCCCATCGCTACCACTCATTACCGCATGTTTGACTCACCAGCGATTTTACGCTACCACCAGAAGTTGCTTTCCTTATCTAGTGGGTCGTCCTTGTGCTGATCTGCGCGAATGCCATACAAGCCGATTCCGAAGAACAAGGCTAGTACACCAATCACGATGATCGCAGCGAGAAACACTCCGATTACTAGACCCACTAGCTTACGCGGTAAACGCGATCTTCTGGCAATCCCACTCAACGATCTCCTCGACACGCTCAGGAGTCGTATGAGCAGGCGTGATCTTGAACTGGCCTGTGGGCCTTGCAACACACACGGCCTCACGATCACAGTAGTAGTGAAGCGTGACGTCCTTGTCGGTATCGTCATCCTTGACACCAGGCAGAGTCACCTTGAGAGAGAAGTTGTTGTCGTAGTCCTTCTCAATCTTGTAGCCCTGACTACGTGCGAACTTGGCGACATTGCTGAGAGTCTCGATGATCTGAGGCACGTCAAGCGTGGTATCCCAACAATACTCCCAACCCTTCGCAGTTGCCGGGTTAGTCGGATCGACCTCGACAGGCTTCTTGTAGTCCTCATACACCGGATTCTTGTGCTCCACGCTGATGTACGTGGTGTCCGGCGTATACGGCAGAGTGATTCCAGCCGTGCTAAACGCTTGCAGGTGCCACGCTACGATCTTGTTGTAACGCTTCCTGTCACGCTTGACACGCTGCTGGAAATCCTCAAGCTTTTCGTTGTCCATTTACTTCTTACCTCCCGTTTCTCCCACGTATGGGTTTGTGTGATAAGGTGTTGCCAAATGACAACCGGCGGCTAACCTGCCTAAAGGCTAGCACAGGGGGTGGCCGGTGTCAAGTACGAGTTGTGGAGCTTACGACTGGTATCAGTCGTAGCCACGTTCCGCCTTGTCAGCGCATGAGTCACATTGATAGTGACGCTGGACATCAATGCGAGTCAGTACATTGGGCGTCTTACAAGTAGGACAAGGATAGATGCGAGGATTGTCAGGCGTCGCTGCTCTGAGCGCGCTACCTTCCTGCGCGAAACCCACACCATCAATGAGATAGTCCTCATCGTCGTAGCCTTCATCCTCCCACCTACTGTGAGTTGGCATCGTTCTCCTTGAAGTAAGGCCAACCAGTCGGGATCGTGTAGCCATCGGTGTTCACTCTGTACTGTGAACCATCGTCGAGCTTGACTACCACAGCACCAGCCGCACACTGTTTCAGCTTTGCAGGCCCATCTTGAATAAGCTCGCTAAGCTTCTCAGTCTGCAACGGATAGACTGTGATGGTGTCGTCAACTTGCGGCATTACTTGAACCCCAGCTTTCTCAGGATGTCATCCTGTTCAGGTGTTGGCTGTCCGAGGATGCGAGCAGCACAGATCGGCCCCATTCCTCTGAGTCTTGAGTCAACCGCAGTTAGAGTACGACCGCAGTATCCACAGACACCAAGACGAATCCCATACTCATTCATCGCGTTGATTGGGTCTTTAGCGATTTCAGTGAGGATGAGTGTTCTGCGCCGGATATCCTTGACAGGATAGAAGTAGTCAGACGCTTGAACCTTGATGAACGTGTAGCCTGCCCATCGTGACGGCGGCTCAGGCTTCTCGATCTTGAAGAACTTTTCCTCACCATCGAAAGGATCGACAATGAAGTAATGTCCCTTATCCACCTTCTGCTCAGCCTCAGCCAACTCCACCTGTGCGGGGTTTGGTGGTTTCAGTTGCGCGGGGTTGACATTTGTTGACACAAGAGGCAGCAACTTGAGAGCAGCCAGGATAAGATTGACTTCCTGGTTAGTCGCGTTCTCCAATGCAAGCGGAGTGTTCAGCCATGCTCGCAGTTCAGGAGAAGCTAGCTCACTATTCAGGTCGCGCTTCTCTGCCAGTTCAGTCATGTACTTGATTTGCGCGGGGGATGCCATTAGTCATTCACCACCTTCCATCCAAAACTCTCCCACCTTGCGACAGTAGGGAGTTTGGTTCCTGTCAGTATGACCCGTCTTGCAATGTAAGGATCACCACTGTGAATCCCCTTTGAATCTTGTGAAGTGTGGGGCCAACACTGGTCGTACCTCAGCATATCGAAAGGAAACTGATAGTTCCCCTCGACAATGAACGTGTGAAGTTTAGGCATCCTCGTCCTCTCCGAAGATTTCGTCCTGACACTTCTGACACAGACCTGAGATACGATACTCACGTCGTGAGATTTCGTTCTTGAAGTCTGCCATGACTACAGGCTTACCACAGCCAAGCGGCGGCTGGATACACTTGTTGTCATGGATCGCAGTAGTCCTACCTGAGATACCCTCCAAGAACTTCTCAATCTCAGGAGCCTTCTTAGTAGGCTCAGCCATTCGTGTTGCCTCCGTTTCTTTGTGTTTCAGTTGAAGGTGCAGTAGGTTGAGAGCAAGCTAGTCAATCACCTTGCGCTTAGGCATATGATTGACTAGCTTGCTCGTTGTACTAGACCAGCTCGGCCTCGATAGCAGCCTCAGCCTCGTCCTCGACCTCGACAGTACCGTTAGCGGTAGTCTCAGCGAGAACAAGTGCCACGCGAGTCTTGATAAGGATGAACACGTGACCATCGCGGTTCACGATGTCAACGGCATCCTCCATCTCAAGCCTCTTAGCAGCGTTGCTAAAGCCCTGATAGAGAGTGGTAGCAGACTTCTCAGAGAAGTCAACCGGCC